GTGCTAAAAGCTGAAGAAGTTGTTCCATTTGGAGTAAGCGTAAGATTCGTAAACCCAGACGGAGTAAAATTATCTTGGTCAACAACCGTTACGGTTCCATTGATATTTGTGTTAACCCTCCCAGCCGTATCCGTGCTGAACGCCCGAAGATTCGTGCCATCGGTTCCGCCAACGAGATTGGCGTTGGTTGGGGCAGTGGAGCCAGTTGTTCCGCCAGAACTGAGCATGACATCGAGGCGGCGGGATGCGCCAGATGTGGTTGATGTGATGGCGTTTCCTGAGCCGTCTCGGAGGTTGGATTCAACTGGAAGCCGTCCGCCAGAAAGGGATGGGAGTTTCCCATCTATGCTTGAAAGGGATGTGTTGGCGGTTGTTTGATTTGCGGAAGTTGCGGCTCCAGATGGGAGCGGGAGGGATGCGGCGGTAATGGCTACTGGCTGGTTGATGGTGACTCCGTTGGCGAGATCGGCCTTGATCAGCGCAACATCGGCCTGCTGGGTGGAAGCTAACGCCTCAAGCCCGTCCACATTCAGATTGATGGAATCTGCGTTTAGCTCCACCTCCCCGATTGAATTATAAATTTCCTTGATGCTAGGCATAAATCACCATCCCCAGATTTGTTTGATCCTGTTCTTCGAGTATTTCTTGGATTTGAGCGTCCCCTTTTCCTCGGCCTGCCTGTAAAAGAGTTTTGCGCCCTCCTCGGAAGAATCAGGATTAGCCACTCCCCTGCTGATGAAAGGGGCGGAAGGAATGCGCTTTAAGCCTTTTACTCCGTCCCTTTGATCAACAGGAAGAATGTAGGAAACAACCTCCCCGTCCTTATTCTCATATTGATAGATAGGCACGGGGAACTGCTTCCTTAACTCTCCAGATCGGCTTCCTCTGCCTTGGAGCGGAGTTTTTCCTCGTCCATCTCACCTTCGTCTTCCGAAGGCATGAACTCGGCCTCTTCCACCTCAACAACAGCGGTGTCGCCCTCTACGGAGACAAGCTTTCCGCTCATCTCCACACGATCCCCCGCCACGGAGCCTTCCGGCAATTCCGAGGCTGGGATCTCCAGACGCAGACCCGAAGACTTCTCTTCGGGCTTGGGAGAGGGGCCTGTTTCCAAGCCCCCCTCCTTCGCCTCTGGACTCATCAGGATAACGAGTCCCTTAGCCATTTTTAGGCAAAACGGCTCTTGCTCTTGATGACAACGGCCCGCTTTGCGTTGAGCAATTTGGCCGCATAGAACGCCTTGTAACCAGCCGTGATGGTCTGGTTAAGGGGGTCGCTCTTGTCAGCGTTTTGCAGAACGATCATGCGGGGGCTCATCGGAGAGTCGCCAGCGATCTTGACCACGCCAAACGCATCGGCTCCCAGCACCACCGTTGAATAGATGGAGCCAGCGGAGTTATACGTTCCGGCAGTCGTGCCTTCGATGAAGGGGTTGGTGTGTTCGACAATGCGGACACCATAGAACGAACCAAGCTCACCCTTGATGATCGAACCCAGCTTTGTCTCAGGGTTGCGATAAACGGTGTTCAGGAAGTCGGTGTCCCGAAGCAGGTCACGGGAAACCTGCGGGGGAACCAACGCCGTGAACTTGCCATTCAGGGGGTTGGACTTGTTGGCCTTCAGGGCCGTGACCGCATCGAGCAGATCCTCGGCATCCAGATAGGCGGAAGCCGCCGCAGTCGAGGACAGGGTTGCGAAGGACGCAATGCCCTGACCATATCGCTTGTCGGTGGCGTTTCCGGCAACGTCAGTACCAGTCACCAACTGATCACGGCTGAGGTCATCGGCCTTGAGGGCCGCTTCCTGACCGAGGGTGTTGGAGGCTTCTTTGAGAACGTCAAAGAGGCTGGTCTGGGAGAGGATGTCGCTGATCTTGACGGCTTCGCCGTATTGGGTCAGGGACACGCTCACGCTGTTCAGGCCCACTTCACGGAACGTTGAGATCGGAGTTCCCTCCGTCAGGGTTTGCACGTTGCTCGAAGCGGGGGTGGTGTCAAACTGGAAGAACTTCACGCTCGTAGAGCCAATGTTCTTGGGCAGGTCAACCTGCTGGGCCAGTTCGTTGAGTTTCAGGGTGTCGTTAATACGATCAATCAGGTTCTTCGAGAGGAAAGCCTGATAATAGCTCCCCAGCGAAGCCGGATTGGAACGGGACATAAGTGCCATATAATTTAATCTCCTATGAGAACGCCAAGTTTGTCGGCATCAGACGCATTGCGCCTGAGAAACTCTTCCTGCTCCTGCCAACTCATCTCCTCAAAGGACTTCCGCTTGGGAGCCTTGGCGGTGGAACTGGCGGACAGGGAAGTTTTTTTCCTGAACTCGGTGTTCTCTTTTCGCAGAGTTTCAACTTCTTTCCGCAAGGCTTCCGATGCCTCCGCCGCCTCCTGCATTCGGGCGATCTGGGTGGCATAGGCGAAACCATTGGGGCTGGTGTTGAGGAGTTTGCGAAGCTCGGCATCCTCGCTCTTCAAAAGGGAAACAACCCTCTTGGCAAACGGGGATTCCTCATCCTTCAACTCAGGATTCTCCTCAATCATGCGCCGGACGCTGGAACTCCATTGTTCCGTGAACTCCCGCTTCTGACGCTCCTCCTTCTCGGCTTGGCTCTTGGCCTTCTGCTCAAGTAGATCGGCCTGTTGGCGGGCGGCTTTGGCAAGGTCATCCCTTCCCTCGTTCTCCCACTCACGGGCATACTTCCTGAGCGCATCGGGGCTTGGGCTGGTCGGATCGTTCTTGGCTTCAAGCTCCTCGATCTTCTTTTCAAGCTCGGCCTGACGAGCCCGAACTTGGGCCTTTTCAGCCTCCAGCTTCTTCCAGCTTTCCGAGAGGCGGGCCTCTTCCTTGGCCCGCTTGGTTTCCTTCTTGGAATCCTCAACCTTGGATTTCTCCTCGGCCTTGGGTTCCTTGGCTTCCGAGTCATCGGAGGCCTTGCGTTCTTCAGTCTTAACTTCTGCTTTTTCTTCAGCCTTGGGGGCGGATTCATCCGAATCCTTGATCTCCTCCTTGGCCTCTGGGGTTGTTTTGGAGGCATCCTGAGAATCCTGAGCGGCGACTTCAGGTTCGATATCCGCCTTGGGAGAAGCCTTGTAGGGGATGCCATCGGCTTCCGCCGCCATCGCCCTGATCTGCTCCTCCGTGATATTCTCTGGAGAAATGCTCGGCTCCACAGCCGGAGTCATTTCCTTGGTTGCTTCCTCATTCATTGGTTTTTCAGGTGTCCTTCCCGTGTGTGTTTAGGGCCGTAGTGATTCGAGAAGCTCCGCAACGGCCCCGCCCTCGGAGTTCTCGGTAAATTCTTCAACTTCGGTGTTGGCGAGGTATTCAAGGATCACCAGACCCTCCCTCATCCCCACCGCTTTACCCGCCTCAAAGCGTCCCCCTCCGGCGAATACTGCCTGCGTGTCTTTTCGTGTGGCGCAGTTTTGCAGAACAAGGAGAAGCCTTTTTCCGGCGGGAGATGAAAAGAACTGCTTGGCCGCATTCTGGTTTTCTGGAGTCCAGTCCACCTCGACATGACCTAGCTCTCTGAAAACCCGTATGGCCGATTTGATCTTGGTCAACATATATTAGTTAGCCTTATTACACGCCTTGTCCACTAGGGAGGTTTTCGGTTGTGATTGTTCCTTGCGGAACTTGGGCCTGCATCTGGCCTTCCATTGCCTTCGCCCGCTCGGACAACTCTCGCCGGATCTGACGCTCAAGGTTCTTATCGGTTTGGCCCAAGGCCAGAAGATGCTGTTCGAGGTGTTCCCGATATCTCTGCATGGCCACGGGACTGCCTCCGCCACTCTGGGACAGAAACTCGATCCGATCCAGCATGACCTTGAGGTGTGCCTTGTGATTGTCGGAGGGACGAACCAAGGCAGGGAATCCGCTTTCAAGGATCAGGTTTTCGTTGGCCTGATCTTCGGCCTGATCCATCTCTTCAAGTTTGGGATCGGTAATCAGGCGTTGGACTAATGAAGGGTCATCAATCTCAAGAACACTCTTTAACAGGGCGGCTTGGTTGATCATAGGGTTGTTGCCCAAAAGCTGAAGACGGGCGAAAGCCTTTTGATACTGGACGGCCTTATTGATCCCATCGGCGGAACCCGAAGGATGGATGGCATAAGTCACCTCCAAGGCCTCCGGCGGAACGGAACCAAAGGTGTCGATGAAATGGAAATTGAGACTCTTCTTCCCAAATTGCGTCAGCACGGAATAGGCCTGCCGATAAACATGGCCTAGCGAAATGCGGAAGATGCGAGCCCGAAGATCGGTGGATTGACCCATCAGCGAACCAATCTGGGAAATCTCCGTGGCCGTTCTGGCGTTCTTCGTGTTGCCCTGCTGGGCAAGCCCGAAGTCCGGCATAGAAGTCAGATATTCCGAGATCATGCGTTGGTTGATCATCTCCTGATCAAAGGAGATCGGAGGCTGGGGCATGGTGACAGGAGACACACCCACGGGAAGAATTGTGGCAGGGCCGAACTTCAGGTTGTTTGTGTTGGGGATGTCCTGCTCACAGCGGAACAGAGGGCGGTTATAGAGCGTCATTGCGTCCGCCTTCTCGTTCATCAGCTTGCACATATAGGCCTCGAAAGGCGCAACCACCTCGCAGATCCCTCGGCTCGAATACACACCCTTGTCCTTGATCTCCATGACAAACGGCACAAACGGAAGCTGGCCGTGGTTGTAGGGCAACTCGAAGGTGGGGCGGATATCAATCGTGGGTTCCACGGGGCTGAAGGTGTGGACGTAAATCTTTCCGTCCTCATCCCGCTCATAAACTTCCCAGACGATCACCTGTTCGTCATCGGCCCCAACGGTGATGCCTTCCCGCCGGAGTTTCACATCCTCAAAACTGGAAAACCTCGTTCCCTCGTTGTTCCGCCCTTTGATCTTTTTGATCAATTCCTCGTCCTGATTGTAGAGCTTGTTGTTCCTGTATTGATTGACCGACATCGGAATCACATGGCACAGGCGGTCACAGGTGCGGACATCACGGGTATAGTGGGGGACAATAGCATGGACGGGATCGACCGAATCAAAACGAATCCCTCCGGCATCCTCGTCCCAAGAAATTTTCAAGAGGTTCATCCCGCTCATCAGCATTGCGTCAATCGTGGTCAGGATCTCCGTTTCAAAATTGCTCTGCTGGCGAACCTGATAATCAAACCAACGGCTCACGCTCTGCGTCACGGAATCGGTCTGGGGCTTGGCCGGAACAAACGAGGCAATCACCTCATTGGAGAAAACCTGCTGATAGTAGAAGGGCTTGAGCTTGCCGATGATCGAATCGGCCAAGGGGTAGTGAAGGTCGGCCTGCCAAGGGAGTTTCTTTTTCCGGCGGAGGCCATTATGCCGCATCTCATACCAAATCCTCTGCCGCTCCTCCCAGCCAGTCCGAGCCCGCAGGTCTTCAATCAAAGTCGAATAAAGTTCCTGCCGCTCCTTCATTTGCTCCTCACCTGATATTCCAAATCATTCACGGAAGTAAGAGCTTCACGAGCCCAACGCCTGACTTCCGGCGAGGAGGATCTGACCTGTTTGTATTCGGGCATGGTCATCAGTCGCTCAACTTGTCCGGTTGTCCTTGTTACTGGCTGAGTCGTGGCGCATCCACCAAGGGCTAGGGCCAAGATCAGCGTCAATGGCGTTCTGATTTTTTTCCCAACTCTGCCGTGCGCCGGATTCATCCCGCTCTTTCCTGTCAGGAACGAAACCAAGGAGCCTCGCAATAATCTGCAAGATGGCGGTCAGGATTCCCACTTAGTCGATCTTCAGGCCCACGCCCTTCAGAAAATTGACGATCTTCTCCAGAATGGAATCGTCCGCAGGGGTCGGGGTTAGCTTCACAATGATGCGGGCCGCAAGGACAATGCCTCCCACAGCCGCCACGATTTCCGTCCAGTTTTGAGTCAGCCAATTCCAGATTTGCATTTATGTTTTAGCCTCCTGAGTCGAAGCCAGATATCGAGGATTCCCCATCCGAGGTTTCCTGCATCTCGCTCAACCAATCAGAGCCCGTATTGCCGGAATCAAACCTTGTCAACTCTCCCAAATCATTTCTGACGCAACACACCCCGCAAACCGCATCCCCCCGATCCGGCGAGCTAACCCCCCTGCGCTTCATCTCATCTTTGCTCTCCAGCCCCATCTTGCCGGACGAGGTAATCTTGGCTTTCCGAGAGCAAAGCTGGGCATCCATGAGTTCGTCCTGCGGGAGGATCAGTTCAGCCCTCTCTATCTGCCTAGCCGTCTCCCACCAGATTTCCGATCCCCTGTTCACATATCGGTCAGAGTAGGCCCTACCGCCAAAGTTGAGCCTTCTGATAGGCCAGCCCATTTCCCGCATCCGGTCATTCATTGGCTTACCCAAACCGCCATCGTCAGCCCAGACATCGGAGGGCTTCAGGTTGGCCTTCTTTAGCTCCACAATGGCCCTCCCAACGCTTTTCATGGTATCCGAGTCCTTCCACCCTATTAAGGCTTCTAAGACGTTACCCCTGCGAATAGCAATCACGGACTCGTCCCCTCCTCCGGCCCAATCAATAAAAGCCACAGGGGGGCCTTCTATCCTTTTTGGGGGATTGTCCTTGCAGAAGCGGATTTTGGAATAGGTGAAGGGGCTGATCCCATCGTCCTCCCCCATGAACTCCGAGAATATCATACTGCGGATAAAGGGGTTATCCCTGCCATGTTGCTCAATCTGCATATCAATCCATTCCTTTTTGATATGGGGGCAGTCAAAGGCAGTAACAGAGTAGTTTTTCCAGAACTTGCGCTTACCCAGAAAGCATTGGGCAAACTCCCCGTCCATCCCGCCAGTCGAGGACATAGCCAACCAAGCGAAGGGCTGACAGCGTTCCGCCGCCCTCCAGATATCGGCAGGGATGGATTTCGCCTCGTCAAAGATCATCAGGAGCCTGTCGTTGTGCCAGCCCTCGAAGCGGTTGGGCTCGTCCGTGCTGAATCCAATGGCTTTTGAGCCGTTGGGGGCCGTGAGGTCGGTGGCGTTGAGAGTCCAGCCTGTCAGCCGATCCCGCCATCCGGCGAGCCTTTGCCAAAGCTGTTCCTTAACCTGACGATAGACTCCGGCGGTGGTGACAACCTGACTCTTGGGATAGACCGCACACCACCAAAGAACCAATGGAGCGGCCAAGCAGGAGGTTTTTCCGCTTCCGTTGGCGGCTTTGAGGGCGACTCGGTTGCCGAGGCCAACATCCAAAAATACTTTCGCCTGCCAAGGGTGGAGGTCGATGCCGAGCGTTTTGGAAAAGCCCAGCGGCGTTGCTAAGAGTTGTTCTGGAGTGGGGTTTTTGGGAAGTTGGTCGGGAGTGGCGAGAGGCATTTATTCGTTAGAGGGGGATGAATTTTTTAGAATTTTTTTGAAAGGGGGGTCTATAAATTAGGGGGCGGCATAGGTGGGGGTGTGGCGGTAGGGTCTGGCTTGGGATACTTCCGAGGCCTTCCCCTGCCTCTTTTTGGTTTAACTTCTTCAATCTTAGGGGCTTCTATTTTCTCTGAGGGGATATCTAATTTGATTGGGGTGGGTTCGTTAGATTCTGTAATATGTTCTACCAACAGAGACGGACTAGGTTGAGTGTCGGGGATTTGTTGGGATTCAACTGGAATTGAGGCAGGTTGTCCTCCGAGCATCCCCGACCAGCCCGCCATCAGCTTGCCGAGGGCATCATTCCCCAGCACGGCCACATTCAGAGTAGGGGCGGACGCTGGCTGGGCATAGGCGGGGCTGAACTCCTTCGAGGCTCGCCTCTCTAGAAGCCATTGGGACGGCTTTTCTGAGGCCTTGGCGTGTCTTTCTATGTTCCCCACATGATTCTGGACGAACTTTCCGTGGGCTTCCTCCAACATTTCCCCCATCTCAGGATGCTCCGCCAGCCATCCTTTCGCCGTCCCGAAAGGAATCCCGCACAGGGGCGAAGCATACCGCAACGGAATCCCCCTTAAAACATGGTTACAGATTTCCTTAACCTTCTTAATCGAATACTTGGACTTCCGCCCAACTTCCCCCTTTGCCTCCTCTCTCGCTGTCTCTGGGCTGATGTTCACCTCCCCGCTTCCGTAGTGCCGAAATAAATCCTTGCAAGAATTTGATCCGGCATTACGGGCTTCATCTTGCTCTGGGAAACATAAAGCCGGAACAGGTGAAGCCCACCACGGAAGAAAGACTGAACAAGGCCGTGCGGGGATAGACGGAGCAGGGATCGCCCTCCCTGCTTAATAATCAGAAGCGATTCTGGCTATTCACGCCCCAACCTAATCGGGAATGGTTTAATGGATACCGCACCTAGTGAATTAGCCCTTGCCTATATGGTAAGGGCTAAAACTGCCGTGACCCCTTCGCCATTGTTAATCCCTCCGCTAGGCCTCGGCTTTCGATAATAAATTAAAGGGGAATGGTTGGATCATCCTTTCGTAAGCCTCCCCCTTCGCTTTTGTCATTCGAGCCCTTCCTCCGCTTCGGGGGGCTCGTTCAGTCTGTCAAAGCCTGTTCCATCCCTTCCCCTTTTTAATTCCCTTTCTAAGCAATCGGGGAAGGAACCTAATCAGTCTCGAAAAATCCTGTCCTCCTGTTCCTCTTTCTCGGATTTTTCTTTTTTTTCTCGTTTTTTATCTTTTTCCCTAGTTGGCTGAAATTCCTTCGCATCCTTAACAATCCCCTCGGAGATGATCAGGCCTGTATTAGATTCTTACTTGCTCTGTTTAAGCGTTGCTAATAGTTGCTAAGTTACTATTGACGATATCAGGCCTTCCGTGTAACAAGGCTAAATGAACAAAGAACAAGCCATCGCAGAAAAGAAAGCCAAGATGAAGGAGCTTGCCGAAAGCTTTTCCCGCTTGGATGAATCGCAACGCCTCGAAGTCTCCCGCCGGATGGGAGGAATCCGCACCATCGAAGGAAACCCCCTTTCCCTGCGGAATACCTACCTCCTGATCGTTCAGCGTCCCAAAGTCTCCCTAGTTGGGGGCTTCCAGCAATGGCGAAAGGCTGGCCGGATCGTTAGGAAAGGGGAAAAGTCTCTCCTGATCCTCTGCCCTGCCACTAGGAAGAACAAGGAAGGCACGGAGGAAGGCAAGGAGGATATTTTCTTCATCGGAGGGAATGTTTTCGACATCTCCCAAACTGAACCCATTACCACGGCGGAAACCTCCACTCTTTCCCTTCTGCCTAGCGTCTAACAAGGCTCTACAATGATCCCCCTCCTTCAATCTTTAGCTCTAAGTCTTCCGCAAGGTAGCGATCTATTCATCCCACTGATCCCCATCCTCTCCGCCCTTGGGTGGCTGGCTTGGGGCTTGTTTTACTCGGAAACCAACTAACAAAAGAAAGGAACCCAAACAATGAACCCAACCCAAGCCCTTAAACTGATATGCGATGGGATCATCGAATCCCTTAAGACGAACCCAGCCGGAACGCCGGAGGGCTCGCTCTATGCCCTGCTAATGACGCAAGGATGCTCCCTTGAGCAATTCAACGCCATCATCTCAGGCCTCTGCGAGGCCGGAATGATCCGCAAGCAGGGAAATCTTCTGTTTGCTTAACAAACGAAAGGAACCCAAGAACCCATGAGCAGAAAACAGGAACGAATCGCCTATATCTACAACCGCCTGACCTCCCTCGGCTTTGATTATGTCGAGGCCTCCAACCTCCTCCGCTTGGAGAAGACCCTCCACCGCTGGCATGAGTTGGAATGCGGAACCGAGGCAGGAAGCATTGAAAGGGACGAGCAGACAGGAAAGCCCTTCTTCCGCCGTCAATGGCAAGGGCTGAACGGAACATGGAATGACAAGAAATTCCCTTATCCCGACAAGGAAAAGGGAGCCTTGCGTAGGCTGGCCTCCCTGTTTGAGAAACATCCCGACCTTGCCTTCTATCAGCAAGGCGACCCCCGAGGATGCGCCCTGTATGTTTATAGGAAGGCAGACCTCCCCGAAGGGAAAGACATTAACGCCCTGTATAGCTCAATCGGGCTGGCCTTGTGCGTCTAATAAACCCCAACAAGAAAGAACCCAACCAATGAACCAAACAGCAACCATTCCAACCCCTCACGCCGGATGCGGAGAGGATATCGCCGAGGCCTTTGGCCTCAATAAACTCCCAGCCGAGCTTGTGACTATTGTTCCAAGACACTCCCCTTGGGGAGCCATTGACAATCACAGGATTCTGGCTTGGGGGATCGTCAGCGTGGGAACCCCCAGCCACGGAGGAATCTATCTAAGCGAGGAGCGTCAGAGAATGCTCCCAGCTTGGGCAAGAAAAATCCCCGCCTCCTATTGCCCCAAGCCGACATGGTGGGAGGAGGATTGTGAGGCCGTTGTTCCTCTCTATTGCTTCTATGAGGAATTGCCGGAAGAGATGCGGGGCAGACTATCCAAAGCCCAGCTTCTAACTTGGATCAAGCAGAACGCCTATTTCTTCCCCAAGGAGGAGGGCAACCGATGACCTCCCTCGAAATCCTCAACCAACTCCTTAACGGCCACCACCTAGAGCCGGATGAATTGCAAGATGCGAAAACCCTTGTGGCCATTCTCAAGGCGGAACTGGAAAGCAGAACCAAGGAGGCCTCGAAATGAAAAACCACCCAAAGCAAAAAGAACTTAATAACTTTATATGGCAAGCAGAACACGGATGGAAATACGACCCCCTTCCAGAAGAACCCGCCGAATGGAGTGAACCAGCACCTAAAGAGTGGCAGTCAATACTTTTGAGGGACAAATGACCACCACCGACCAACTTTTTCAGATCGTGATGAATGACGAAGAGATGGAGAGAATGACTAGGCCGACCACTTGGGAAGAACGAGTGACCCAACTTGAGGAGCAAGGCCTAACAAGAAGTGACGCACAAGGAGCGGTAGATGTCGAAATCCTAGAAGGATGGAGGCCATCCGACTTTCAACCTTGGATGCTTCTAAAAGGTAGCCAGCCATGACGCAAGCCCCCTTCACCATCCTAGCTGATAGCGGAGAGGCCTTTGGCTCCTTCCATAGCTATGCCCTAGCCCATCGCTGGCTCGTCAGGAACGGCCTAGAGTTTGAGCCTTTGCGGATTGTGCGTCTAACTAGCCTAGGTAGGGCTGGCTGGCTCGAACTCCCCCGCCCCCTTCACCTCCTCAAGCCGGAGAGATGGCTTCACCTAGCTTGCGAAGCAAGCAAGTGAGCGAAGCGAACACCAACCAAGAAAGAACCCAAAACAAATGAACAAAAAGAAAAACAAAAAACGCTATTCAATGCCAAAGATTGTAAGGATCGAAGTATGGAGAGGAATGGCTGAGGTTGTTTCAAAGCCGGAAGGAATTTCGGTTTTGATTGTTGATCGTGACGCACAACAAAGCCCATCCGATGAATCAACCTATTATGACAACATGACCATAGTAAGGAATGGGGTTGTCGTTAATTAAAGAAAGGAAAGAACCCAATGAGAACAGACAAAGTAACAACCAAGGGAACCCTAGTAATCCGCTGGGATTATCTGGATGTTCAGGAGATAGCCAGAGAACAGGGAATAGAATTAACCAAGGACGAGGCCTACCAGAAGTTTGACGAGATTCGATGGGGGCTTCGGGAAGCCCTGACCGAGGCCGGAAACATTGCGATTGCCGATACCCTAGGTTGCGAAGCAACCACAGGAGCGAAGCGACTATGACGGCGGAAAAGCAAACCCTCGAAGCCTTCTTTGATAGGCTCAACAAACTCCAAGAGGATTTCCCCTCCGTGACGCTCCTTGCCGTCACGCCGGAGGATCACAACCAATTCCTCGATGAGGAACTGAAGGCGGAAAGCTGGGACGATCCCCGCCACCTTGCCTTTAAGGAGAGGCTGGCCGAGGAACTGGATTCAATATCCGGCTCACCTTGGGATCAACTCAACAATCTCTGCGAGCAGATTGCGGAGAGAATTAAGGAGGATGAGGAATGAAAAAGACAGGCAAACCAAAGCTAGTCACCTATCGGATCACCTTGGACTATTCAACCACGGACGACCAAACGCACCCCTCGAAGTGGATGGATCTCGATGTCCTCCTATGCGGAGAGGGAGGCGAGGCAGTCTCTTGGGTGAAGTCCGAGGAAATCCCAACGCCGGAGGAGCATCGGGAAACCCTAGCTTGCGAAGCAAGCACAGGAGCGAGGCCATGACAGCGGAAAGCCTAGCCCTGATGGATACAATCTGCCGAGCGACTATCCCCCTCTTCTCCTGCCTTCTCCTTGCCGGAGCTTGGCTTGCGATGCGGGAGGAATAGGACAACAATTAACTAGGTTGCGTCAGCAACCACAGGAGCAAAGCGACTATGAATAACGCCTTCCAAATCTCGACCACCTACCGACTCGATAACTTGGAAAAGAAAGTAAGAAGCCTAGAGGAGAGCCTATCCCTTTTGGGCCAGAAGCAACTAAGCTTGGAAAAGGTAAGCGATCACTTGGTCAAATCCAAGAACATTAAGATAGACATAGTGGAGAGGCCAGTATTGGAGGTCAGTAAGGACTTGCTCAAGGCAAGCAAGAGCCGGAAGAAGGAGATCGTGGCGGAGAGATGGGCGGTGTGGGAGAAGCTGGATCGGGCGGGAGTACGCCCCACCGAAATTGCCAAGGCCTTCAAATGCGACCACGGCTCCGTTCTGTTTGCCAAAAGGCAGGGATTCAAATCCGGCTGGACGACAAGGGCGGAGAGGCGAGGATTGGAAGCATGAAGCGGAGAGGCTGGCTGATAGTCGGAGGGTTGGCTTTCCTGTGGATAGCCCCCTCGGTTTATGTGCTGACGAAAGACCTCACCATCAAGAAGGATGTGGATTACAGCGACCAATGGAAACGCTATGTGGCCTACACCAAATACCAGACGGAGGTTCAGCAGACCTTGGCTCAGATGCGGAGAGCCAAATACTCAGGCGGTTCCTCGGATGAGCCGGAAGCTGGAGGCGGAGAGACGGAAGTTGTCTATGTGGATAGGCCTGTCGTGACGGAGAGGGTGATAGAAAAGCCCTCCTACCAGAGCCAGCCCGACCTTACGGGAGTCTATTGGCAGAGGAACTTCGGGACTTTCCAATATGTGTTGGGCCCGCTTTAGCTATGAATCTGCAAGGCAGATTCTCCAATCAGGCAAAGCCTGATTTTGTGCTTGGGCCTCTCTAAGTCATCCCTATCTTAAACTTCCTCGCCGCCGAGATGTTATCCACCGCATTCGGGTAAGGCCTTCCCGCCACCCTCGCCCTGCTCTTGGCCCATTGCTTTGCCCTGTCCGATAGCGGAGAGGATTCCTTTTTCGGGTTGGGTTTGTCCCAGATTGGTTTATTTCTCATCTGTAATCATGTAAGGCGGAGAGACTTGCTGACAAGGACAAGCGTTTCCCCTTCAGGCCCAGTCGTGAAAATAGGCTCATAGCCCCAAGCCTGAAGCCAAGAGAGGATCTCTCCCCTGTGGGGATGGGTCTTCCATATCTCAACGGAGAGGACGAGGGGTCGGGATCTCATCTTCTTTAGCACCTCCCATTCCTGTCCCTCGCAGTCCAGCACAAGGCAGTCAATCCGGCCATCGTCAATCCTGTCAAACGGGATGGTTTTGATCGTTGCCGTCTTGCCATCGTGCGGGGTTGGAGCCCACTTGCCTTGGATGTAGGACGATCCCCCGTTAAGAACCAAGCTGATCTCCCCATCGCAGTCTGATATCCCCACATTAAATATGTCCGCCCTCGGCATTCTTTCCTTCGCCATCCTGTAAAGGTCTGGGTTGGGCTCCACAAGAACCAGCCTTTCGGCAAGCCTGTTATCGTGGATAAGCGGAGAGGATGCTATGTCCAGCGGCCCAACCCCGCATTCACAAAAGGTTCGGATCGGAATGGAAGCCTTCTTGATGAGCCAAGCAAGGTTGTAGTGCCACCTGATCTCGGAGAGTTTATCCCATCCACTCATGCCAGCCTCGCATTCTTATTGGTCTTAATCCTTCTGATGTCCTTGGATTCCCGTCTCTCGTTGATGTATGCCTCCCATTCAGCCATTGCCTCCTCGGCCTCCTCCTTTGTTTTATATGGGCCGAATCCAGACGGCGGAGGCCTCCCTCCCATGATAAACCTTGGGCCAATCGGGTTTCCGGCCTCCGTCCGAATCTCCAAGCCTTCGAGATGAAGCCTCATTTATTATGGAACGGCTGGAACTCGGTGATTGGAATCTGAATCAGTTCCTCTTGGTCGTAGGAATCCCTCATGTTCATCCGGCTCCGGCCACCAAATGTCTTTCCGAATTTCTGCCCACGCCAAAGGAAGTAGCCCTGTCCATTAGTCCACTTGACTACAAGAAAGAATGGAATCCTGAACCGATCCGACAGTTGCGTTAGATGCCTCCACTTGGTAGCAGAGAAAAAAAGAGTATCGTGTTTCTCTTTCTCGCAAGCCCGAATCCTCATCTCGGCAATTCCATACTGGCCAATGGGAGTCAACACCCAGTAGTCAAAGAGGCAGGCCTTTGGGGCGATGTCCAACGCAAAGCCCAAAGCCCTGCCAAAGTCATCAGCCAGCTTGGCGTTGTTCTCCCGATCCTGCGGAATCTCGTAAAGTTGTCTCATTGTGATATTGTCCGGTGATTAGATCGAGCCTGAACCCACGCTCCGTTAAAATGTCATAGAGAAGCGTGTTGAACCTGATCTCCCTCATTCCCGTACTGCCAGTACGCAAAGGGACAAGCGTTAGTTCCCCCTCGTCCGCCAAGATACGGGCCTTGGTTATGTTCATCGGCCCATGCTCCGTCATCACCAGTTCCGGCCCTTCCATAAGATGAGAGGTAAGCCAGTTGGCGAATGCGTCTATATTCATTTCGCCTCCCTCTGAATCTCCTTGAAACTCTGATGATCCCCATCGAAGGCCATATCCAAGGAACCAAGGAAGCCATTCCTATTCTTAGCTATCTTTAGCTTCCTCGATTCGTCCTCCCTTTTCGTGAGAAGGATCGCTACGTCCAAGTCTTGCTCTATGTCGCCGGATTCACGAAGATGATGAAGCCCAGCCTCCCCATCCCCAACGGAATCTCGATTCAACTGACACACCGCCATGACGGGGATGCCTAGTTCCTTGGCGAGAGCCTTTAACCCATGGCTAACCAACGCAACCTCCCGCCACCGATCCTTCTCCTTGGTGT